AAGAAAATGCAATTATTTTTCAATAGTTTAATAAAAACTTGATTTTTCTTGAAATATTGGTATTTTAGTTAATGATAATAATGAAATTGGGCGAAAAGTTACTGGCTTGCAAAAGGATAAAAAGGGATGAAGGTTGGTAGGAAATCAGCTTGGGACACTAGAATCCAGCCTAGACTGTTGGAAATTGCGGCCTGGTGCAGGGACGGACTCACGGACATTGAAATCAGTAAAGCACTAGGGATTTCAGCTCCTACCCTTTGGAAATATAAGAGCGAAAAAAAAGAGTTGCTTGATTCCTTAAAGACAAACAAGGCCATTGCGGACATAACTGTTGAGAATTCTTTATATAAAAGGGCGGTGGGCTATACCCACACAGAGACGGCCGAAGAGGTAAAAAAGGACAAGGACGGCAAGATTATCTTTACTTTGACCAAAACAGTTGAGAAGCACATCCCCGCTGATACCAGGGCGGCTATCCGTTGGTTGATGAACCGCAAGCCGGATGTGTGGCGTGAGCAACAACCAGACCATAAAAAGGATATAGACCTTATCAATGTTTGCATTGCCGCTGCCGAAGAGGCTGACATATCCACTGATACCGCACCCGGTGCAATTGGCACTAAGGGATGATGTTGTCCGATTTAAAGTGTGCAACAGCGGCAGGCGCAGTGGCAAGACTGAAAGATTCAAGCGCAAATTGGTTTGCGAAGCAATGCGAGTTCCTGGTATGTATTTTGCGGCGGCTCCTGTGCGGGATCAAGCCAAACGACTATATTGGCGTGATTTGAAAGAAATGGTTCCGGCATGGTTGAAAAGTATTAAAAAGCCGTCCGAATCTGATTTGATAATTTATTTAGATAATGGGTCGGAAATATACGTGATTGGTTTGGACAAACCAGAGCGAATTGAGGGTATACCCTGGTCGGGCGGTGGCGTCGATGAGATTGCTAACTGCAAAGAGGATATTTGGGATAGTCATCTTAGGCCATTATTTTCAACCAGAGGGATGGAAAAGTCCTGGTGCTGGTTGATCGGTGTCCCGGAGGGGCTCAACCATTTTTATGATTTGGCGGAAATAGCGAAAAGTTCTGAACACCCTGATTGGAGGTTCTATAACTGGCCTAGCTCGGATATAATCGATGCCAAGGAAATCGAGGATGCCAAACGGTCGATGGACCCACGCCTTTTCCGACAAGAATATCTAGGGAGCTTTGAAGATGTTAATGGCCGGGTTTATGCTGATTATTCTGATGACAATCATACTAACCGGGTTTTTGATTCTGGAAATGATATTATCTGGACTCACGATTTCAACTTCACTCCTCTTTCTTCCGGGATTTTGCAGATAGACAATGGCATTATTTATATGGTTGATGAGATAATCCTTGAAAGTGCTGTTGCTCAAAACACTGCTATCGAGTTTTGTGCCAGGTACAAGGGGTTTAAGGGCATGGTGTACGTCTATGGGGATGCGCAGGGACACCATGGCGAAAAGCACGGGCATAAATCAGATTACATGCAGATTGCTGATACGCTACGGCAGAATGGGTTTCGGGTTAAGGTTAAAGCTACCAGAAATTATCGGCCAATCATTGAGAGTCAAAGCTCATTGCGAGCCAAGATATTAAATGCTGCCGGGGAGAGAACCTTTTTTGTTAATGCGGCAAAGTGCAAATATGGCGATAAAGGGTTGAAACTGACACAACTGAAAAAAGGCTCGTCTTTTCAAGAAGCTGACAGTAAGTATCAGCATATAACAACGGCGCTAAGATATTTTACGGATGTTGAGTATCCGCTCGAACGGTCGGAGGTGGATGTGCAAGAGATGTTGCTATGACAATAGGAGATTGACATGAGCGTTAAAGTTGATGATTTGTCGGCTGATTACAAAGAGATGACTGCTCGATATGCTCTATCTGATTGTTTGATGGGCGGGACTACGGCCATGCGCGCGGCGGGGACTAAATTTTTGCCGCAGGAGGCGGCTGAAAGCGATACGGCGTACAAGGCCAGGGTTGCCCGGTCTTTTTTGTTCGGAGGATTTGAACGTACCGTTGAAATCCTCACGGGTGAAGTATTTCGGAAAGGCATTGTTCTTTCTGATGATATCCCCGATAGAATCACAGAAATAAAAGATAATATTGACCTCCAGGGGAATGATATTACTCAATTCAGTAAGAGTTGTTTTCGTAAAGTGCTGACTCACGGATTGGGCTTCATCCTCGTAGATACTCCGCCATTGCCGAAGGACGAGGCAGGCAACCCCGTCCCCAACACAAGGAAGCAGGATAAAAAATCAGGCCGACGGGTGTATTGGGTTGACCTGTCTGCCAGAGATGTTATCGGCGGGATTGTGGAAATCGTGAATGGCCGTACAATATTTAAGCAGGTTAGGATATGGGAAACGGTGACAGAGCGAGATGGTGATTTTGGTGTTGTAGGTATCGAACAAATCAGGGTGCTTGAGCCGGGGACGTGGGCGGTCTACCGAGAAACTTCTGATTCGCAATCTACCGAATGGGTGTTGTTTGATGAGGGAACGACTGAATTGGATTATATCCCCATTGTTTCTTTCTATTTTGGCCGGAAAGAGGGGCCTTTCCTTGCTTATCCACCGTTGACTGGTTTGGCGGAGTTGAATCAGGCACACTGGATTTCCAGTTCAGATCAGAATAACATCCTACATGTCAGTCGGGTTCCTTTTCTGTTCGGCAAAATGCTGGATACAGACAACTCCGGTAAAGTAAAAGTTTCTGCCAACAGTTTATTTCACTCAAACAATCCTGATAGTGATCTCAAGTTTGTAGAGCATTCCGGGGCGGCATTAGGCGCTGGCTGGAAGGATTTAGAACGTCTTGAGATGCTTATGTCTCTCTGGGGGCTTGAACTGGTCAGTGATGCTCGGTCGGGTTCTGTAACTGCTACCGAGAAGGTGCTAACACAATCTAAATCGGGATCGTTTCTGAATGCTATTGCTCTGACGTGGCAAGATGCCTTGAATACGGCGTTGACAATCACTTGTGATATCCTGAAGATTGAAGCAGTGGGGATGATGCAGGTTAATACCGATTTCAGCCTTGCTCTATCCAACTTTGACAGCCGGATCATCCTCGAAGGTTTCCAAATAGGCTTGATTGATCGGGGGACTGCGATTGATGAACTGAAACGCCGGGGTATCCTGGGCGAAAATGTTGACCTTACAGAAGTCCTGGCAGCGATTGAAAATGATGCCCGGGCGCAAAGTTCTTTCGGGAGCTTGGGAAGCAACTTGTTACGGTGATATATCGGATGACAATGTCACGCCGTGCAAAGATACGCCGATATATTACAAGGATTATACGCAAAGCTCGTCTCTATAAACCGCAGGTTAAAGACCAGGTTAAAAAATGACTGTTGGCAATAAGTTGAAAGACCAAATCATCCTTGTCCGGCAGGTACAGTGGCAATATCAGCTGGATCGCTACACGACTGAATCACTCATTCACATTCAAAAGTCGCTAGACAAAGGGCGCAACGAACTTGTGCAAGCATTGGCACATCCAGGGTTCAAAGCTCCTCATGAGCAGGCTCTTCTTGAGGAGCTGAATGACCTCACTCTCGGGATACAGCAAAAACTTACAAACGACATCAATCAAGCATCCGCAATAGCGGGGGAGGCGTCGGTCAAAAAATATGGGGATATTATTTCATTCGATGGCCGTGTCTCTGGGTTTAATATGATAGCGTTAAGTCCAGAGCAGCTTTCAGGGATGGTCAATGCTCCCGTTGGTGGCCGGTTGCTGGGTGATTGGGTGGGGCGTTCATTTTCGACTGCGTTACAAACTCAAATGGAATCTGAAATCCTTACTGGATATCTTAAAGGCGAAGGTATTCAGAAACTTACTCGCCGATTCCGTGATGCGTTCGGGATAGTGAAAAAAGATGCGGAAACGCTTACAAGAACGTGGATAGCAGAGGTCAACAACGATGCGGCACACAAAGTGTACAAAGCTAATCAGGATATCATAACTGGTGAGGAATGGTGTGCCACGCTTGAGGTAAACACTAAATCAGGCCGGGGCACGTGTTTACAATGTGCTGGGCTGGATGGTCGGGTATATCCGGTAAATGATGACCACATCAGACCGCCGCTACACAATAATTGCAGATGCTTCCTGATTCCCAGGACTAAATCCTACCGGGATTTGGGGCTTGATATTGATGAACTGAAAGAAGTTGCCAGGCCGTACACAATCAAGCATGGGGGTAAGATTGGCGGGGGCGGTAACTATGACGGCACGTTTGAAGATTGGATATTTACGCAGCCGAAGAAATATCAGCTGGAAGTGCTGGGGCCAAATCGGTTGAGGTTAATCAATGAGGGCAAAATCAAGTTTCAGGATTTGGTTGATGAGAATGGGAATGTCGTATTGCTGAAGCGGGGGAAAGACGGGTATGTGGGGTTGATGGGTGGTGGCAAAACGGTTAAATCCTTCAAACTCTCCGACAATATTGAATGGGGGACATTGAGTCGTATCCAGAGAAACGCTGTTACTCGATCATTTAACAAAGTCCAAAATCAAACTGATCTGAATTTGGAGTTATCAGGTGTGAGGCCTTATACACAGTTAGAGCTTGATCAAGGTAAGTCAGCTTGTGTTGCAGATATTGGGGGTGGAGTTTTAAAAATAAACCCACAATTATTCAACGATGAATTTATCAAAGGATTAAACTATAAAACAGAATCGTTAATAAAGGCGAATAAGAGGCTTGACCGGCTCTCTGGGAAGTTGGATAGTTTAGATATAACAAATGAGGAACGGTCAGCGATAGTCAAAAAGATAAAAAGGCAGAAAGAGAAGATAAAAGATTATAAAAATGTGAGATGGGGTGTTGGCGAAAACATGGATGATGTTATCACTCATGAGCTAGGGCACCAAATAGAGTTTGCTTTAGACACAAATAGTTCATTTGGTCATGACTTTTTAAGACCTTCTCTTTTGAGAGAAAAAGGCATTAAATATGAGTCAACATTACAATCACAGATGGATGTATTAGCGTATGAAAAAGGTGGGTTAGTATCGGAATATGCGACAAAGAACGGCCAGGAATATTTTGCAGAGTCGTTTTTATCATACATGAAGGGTGAAACGGGGATAGTTGACAGTCGGCTCATATCTGTATTCGATAAAATAACGAGGAAACCATGAGTGTAATAGTCACACAATGTTATAAATGTGCTTTTTATATCGGTGATAGCGAGTGTGTGGCCTTTCCCGAAGGTATCCCCGCCGATATTTTAACGGGGTTGTTTGACCATTCAAAACCTTTTCCAGACCAGAAGAATAATATTGTTTTTGAACGGGAAATCTTAAATGAAAAACATGCTTAAAGTTTTACTTGATTTTTCAACTATCCGGTATTATGATATATGATATCGGTAAAACCTATAATTAAAATAAACATTAACAGTTTTTGAGCAGAAGGCTCAAAGTAAACTCCCCAGAATCGGGGAAAGGAGTAACAAGATGCCGTGGAAAATGAATGGTGATCATGCCGAAGTTCAAGATGGACATCCGGTATGGGTGTATGATGATGGCAAAGAGGCCCCGTTTGATGCGGGATCAGCGTTGAGTAAGATCCGTGATCTTACGTCTGAATCTATTGGGCGGAAAAATAAGCTCAAGGATATGGAGCAAAGGTTTGCCCCCGTTGCGGAGATTGAAGACCTGGCGACTTACATCACAAATGCCAATAAGGCGTTGGAAACTGTTGCAAATTTCAAAGATAAAGATTTTATTGAAGCGGGAGAAGTTGAACGGTTGAAACATGGTGTAGCAGAATCTTTTGAAACAAAGATTAGTGAACTGACAAAATCGTATGACAAGAAGATTAAGGCGATGGAAGAAGCTGAATCTTTGAATAAGCAAAATATTCAAAAATTGCTTGTACGGGGGGCGTTCGACCGTTCTGAGTTTATACGAGAAAATACTATACTGTCTCCCAGGATTGTTTATTCGACTTTTGCCAAAAATTTCCAGATTGAAGATGTTGACGGGACGCCGACGGCGATTGGTACTCGTGAAAATGGTGAGAAGATTTTCAGCTTGAAAAAGCCTGGCAGCTATGCTGATACGGAA